CGATCAAGCCCCGTGAGAATGCCGCCCGGAAGGGGTTGTTAACAGCCCCGAAGGGTGGTGCAAGGTGGCTAGAGCGAAGAGCCCGGATCTTCGGACCGGCAACGCGAACACGGCTGCTGAGCCAACTGCCCCGGTGGTCTACGAAGGGCGTGCTCCGCGCGTACCGGCCTCACTGGGGTCTGCGGGCAAGGAAGTGTGGCGGGCGGTCTGGCAAGCCGGTAGCGGGGCGTACAGCCCTGAGACGGACCGCAACATCATCATGCGGTACTGCGAACTACACGACCGGCGGGCGGACCTGCTCAGCGCGGTTGACGCGGACGGACTCATGACCGTGGGCAGCACCGGGCAACCGGCAGTGCATCCGGCCATGCGGTACGTGGAATCGACGGAGAAGGAACTTCGGGCGATTGAGACCGTGATCGGCTTTACGCCTGAGGCGCGAATGCGTCTGGGCATTGTGGCGGCGGAAGCCCGGAAGGTGGCGCTGAGCCCCGAAGACTTCTAAGGGGTGAGCGCGTGACCGGCATTGATCCTGTGATCGCGCGGCACATTCCGGCGGATGCCCCGTTCCCTTCCGAGGGTTACCGGGTCGCCAACTGGATTGAGAAATTCTGTTACCTCACCGGTTCGTTCGCTGGCCAGCCTTTCAAGCTACTGCCGTGGCAGCGCGCTCTTCTCATTGACGCGTACGCCCTAGTCCGTGACCCGTTCGGTCAGTACGTGCGGAAGCACCGGACCATTTGCGTATGCGTCGCCCGTAAGAACGGGAAGAGCACGCTTGCGGCAGCCATCATGCTTTACCACCTTGTTGCCGATCGGGCAGACGCTCAGCGACAGATCATTGCCGCCGCGAATGACCGTAATCAGGCGCGCATGGTGTTTGACGCTGCTAAGCAGATGGTGAACGCGTCCCCGAAGCTGAGCGCGGTTTGTACCGTTCAGCGGGACGTGATCCGCTTCAAGGATTCGACCTATCGCGTTGTCTCGGCGGATGCCGGACGGCAGCAGGGTCTCAACCCTTCCGCTGTGTCGCTGGACGAATACGCGTTCAGTAAGTCGGCGGACCTGTTCGACGCTCTGACCCTGGGATCGGCCGCACGGAATCAACCAATCTTCCTTGTGATTTCCACTGCCGGACCTGATCCCGATGGACCCTTTGCCGCGCTGTGTGAGCAGGGGGAGCGCGTTAACTCCGGCGAAGCCGTGGACGAGACGCTTTTCTACCGGTCGTGGGGTCCGCGCATCGGGGACACGGTGGACCACCTAGACCCTGAGGTCTGGCGTGCGTGCAATCCGTCTTACGACATTCTGAACCCGGAAGACTTCAAGGCCGCGTCTCAGCGGAGCAGTGAGGCTAGCTTCCGGATCTACCGGCTGTCTCAGTTCGTCCGTGGCGCGTCTACGTGGCTGCCTCACGGCCTTTGGGACTCCCTAGGGACCGAGGACACCCTAGAGCCCGGAACGGCCGTTGTACTGGGCTTTGACGGGTCCTGGAAGGGTGACAGCACCGCGCTTGTTGCCTGCCGGACCGAAGACCTTCGGGTGTTCGTGCTGGGGCACTGGGAAGCACCGGCGGATGACGCTCATTGGCGTGTGCCTATGGCGGACGTCCGGTCCGCGCTGAACGATGCGCTTGCCGCGTACACGGTCCGGAACCTTGTTGCCGACCCGTACCGCTGGGAAGAGACGCTAGACAACCTTGAGGCCGAGGGGCATCCGGTTGAGGCGTTCCCGACGAACAGCCTTAAGCGCATGGTCCCGGCTACTCAGGCCGTGTACGACGCTGCCCGCGATGGCCGGTTGTCCCATGACGGGAATCCGGCGCTTGCCCGGCACGTCGGTAACGCGGTGCTCCGTGAGGATAAGAACGGCGCGCGCGTCACGAAGGAATACGCCGCTTCTCGCCGGAAGATCGACCTTGCCATTGCCATGATCCTTGCCGTTCACGGCGCTGTGATGTGGCGCGAGGAAAACGCGGGGCTTGTCCATGACGCTCCGATCATCGCTACCGGCCACCGCGAAGACGGTACGGCCTGGGCTTACGGCGGAACTTCCGACCTATTCAACGACTGACCGGCGACCTACTCAATTGAGTGGGTCGCCCTTACGTGAGGGGTGCCCGCATGGGTTTTTGGTCCAGCCTGTTCCGGGCACCTGAGGCGAAGGCCGAAGAGCGCGTCTGGGATGACGTCTCCGGCAATATGTTCCCGTTCCCGGGAATGACCGCTGAGTCTGGCGAGACTGTCAACGCGGCTACGTCCATGACGGTTAGCGCGGTCTTCGCGTGTATCCGGCTGCTGAGTGAGACCGTGGCGACCCTGCCGGTTTCCACGTACACGAAGCGGGGCGGTACGCGGAAGGAAGTCAAGTCTCCGTTTTGGCTGGACTACCCGACAGCGGAGCCCGGTGGTATTGGCCGCATCGACCTGATTTCTCAGATCATGCTGTCCCTGTTGCTGGACGGTAATGCGTACGTCGCTGTGACGTGGAACGGGCCGAACATTGTTGCCCTGGACGTCATCGACCCTTCTAAGGTCATGACGCACACGGTCATTGTGGACGGCAAGCGCCGTAAGGTCTTTGACTGTTGGGACGTTGACCAGGACGGGCACGAAGTTGCCCTAGGTTGGTTCACGGCCCGCGATATCTTGCACATTCCCGGGATGATGCTGCCGGGCGACTTCACGGGCGTTAGCCCTATCGCCTACGCGCGTGAGTCCATCGGCCTGAGCATTGCGGCTCAGAAGTACGGCGCGAAGTTCTTTGCGAACGGCGCGATTCCGGGCGCGGTTGTGACTGTTCCGGGCGCGATGTCTGAGGACGGCATGGCCCGTGCGCGTGACGCGTGGCGGATGGCTAACTCAGGGGCGGACAACGCTCACCGGGTGGCGCTGCTGACCGAAGGCGCATCGTTCTCCAAGATCGCCATGTCGCCGGACGAAGCCCAGTTTCTACAGACCCGACAGTTTCAGGTCCCGGAAATCGCCCGTATCTTCGGCGTCCCGCCTCACCTGATCTCCGACGCGACTAACTCAACGTCGTGGGGCTCCGGTCTCGCTGAGCAGAATCAGGCGTTTGCCATGTTCTCTCTTCGGCCGTGGCTTGAGCGGATCGAGGCGGGCTTTACGCGCCTGCTCTTCGCTGAGTCTGCGAACCGTCAGCTATTCGTCAAGTTCAGCCTTGACGGAATCCAGCGCGGTGCCCCGAACGAGCGAATGACCATGTATCAGACCGGGCTCATGAACGGCGTCTACTGCATTGACGAAGTTCGGGGCTGGGAAGACCTTGCGCCCCTGCCGAACGGTCAAGGCCAGGTGTTCCGCGTCCCGATCAAGTTCGTGGACGTTGAAGCGGACTACGTACCGCCGGTCACTACGGCGGGAGAGACACCCGCCCACATCGGCCCTGATCCCGGTAAGGGGGGAACGAATGACGATAGCGGAGCGCCGGAACCTAACGGGGACGGCGGAGATTCGGGCGACTGATGGCGACACCATCACGATGCGCGGATATGCCTACCGCTTCAATGAGCTAAGCCACAACCTAGGCGGATTCCGTGAGCGGATTCTGCCGGGTGCTGGCGAACGCTCCCTAGGCGTAAACGACGTCTTCGCCACGTTCAATCACGATAACAACAACGTGCTTGGGCGACAGTCTGCGGGAACGCTGCGGACCGGCGAAGACGCCGAAGGCGGTTGGTATGAGATCGACCTGCCGAACACGACCGTTGGCCGCGACCTAGCCGAGCTTCTAAAGCGTGGCGACGTCAACGGGTCTTCGTTCACCTTCTACGTGAACGCGGACGGACAGCGGCGCGCTTCCCAGGATGACCCGGAGACCGGGCTTCCTATCCGTGAGATCACGTCTATGGACGTGCGAGAGCTGGGGCCGGTTCTGAATCCGGCTTACCCGACCACGGACGCCGCGCTTCGTTCTATCGAGGTTTGCCTAGGCATCTCGCTAGAAATCGAAGTCGAGTCGGAGGCCGAAGAGCTAGCCGAAATCGCGGCGGGCATTGACGACGATGCCGAACCCGAACCCGACGAAATCACTTCCGCGCGTGCACTAGTCCGCGCTCTTTCCAACTAAGGGGGTCCTAATGGACGCTACTACTCTGAGCGCTAACTTTGAGGCGCGCGAGAAGGCCACCGCTGAGCTTCGTACTCTGTCGGACGAGTTTGCCGGTAAGGAGATGGACGCTACCGCGCGGGAGAAGGAGACCAAGCTTCTCGGCGCTATCGCGGACTTTGACGGCCGGATCAAGCGCGGTATTGAGGCGATCAAGGCGACCGAGAGCGTTGAGCGCGCTGTGGCTGGCCTGAACCTGGGCGGCGCGAAGCGTGAGAGCGTGCGGGACGAGAATGCTGAGCTTCGTGCTCTTGCCTTCGGTCAGCACGCGGAGTTTGCCCCGGAGAAGCGAACCGACAGCACCGCTACCGGCGCACCGGTCATTCCCCGGACCCTGTTCGGTCAGCTAATGGCCGAGCTTGTCAACCGTTCCACCGTAATGCGGGGTGGCGCTTCCAGTTTCACCACGTCCGGCGGTGAGCCCCTAGACTTCGCGGTCGTTGTGGGCCGTGCTGCGGCTCAGATCGTGACTGAGGCTGCGAACCTGCCTGAGTCCACCGGCAGCACCGTGACTCGGTCCATGGGCGCTTACAAGTACGGCTACGCGTCTACCTTCTCCAGCGAGCTTCTACAGGATCAGAAGCTAGACCTAGTCGGCTTCCTGGTGGGCGACGCTGGCCCGGCTATCGGCGCTGGCATGGGTGCGCACTTCCTGACCGGCACCGGTACCGGTCAGCCCACCGGCATTCTTACTGCGGCCGCTCCGGCTACCGCTACGTTCCTCGCTTCGGCGAAGGACAACACGGTGTCTGACGCGCTGATTGACCTTTACCACGAGCTACAGCCCCAGTACCGCGCGGGCGCTTCCTTCGTGGTCTCGGACAAGACTGCGGCTCAGATGCGCAAGCTAAAGGACGCTTACGGGCAGTACCTATGGCGCACTTCCGTTGAGGTCGGCGCTCCGGACACCTTCAACGGTCGCCCGGTCCTGTCCGACGTTGGCGTGCCGGATGACAAGGTTCTGTTTGGTGACCTGTCCAAGTACCGCATTCGGTTCGCGGGTCCGCTCCGTGTCGAGCGTTCGCTAGATGCCAAGTTCACGACCGATCAGGTTGTCTACCGGTTCATTCAGCGTGCGGACGGCCTGCTAGTGGATGAGCTGAGCGCGAAGGTTCTCACCATCGGCTAATGGCGTTGGGGTCGGACGTACTCAATTGAGTAGGTCCGGCCCCTTTCCCGGGAAGGCGGGCGAATGACTTACGCGACGATAGATGAGCTTCGCGCGCTGGACGGCCTAGAGGACTCCGCGATTTTCTCGGATCAGGTCCTCAGTGAGGCTATCGACATTGCGAGCGAAGACGTTGAGGTCTACACGGGCCAGTCTTGGGACGGGCTTATGGACCCGATCCCTGAGGGTATCCGGTGGTGCGTGCGGATGATGGCGCGGCAATTGTGCCTTGACGCCGTTTCCCGCATCCCGGACCGGGCGCTACAGCTTCAAAGCGAGTTCGGCTCTATCCAGCTTTCGCAGGCTGGCGGTAATTGGCGACCTACGGCGCTGCCTGAGGTAAACGCCCGGTTGAACCGATACCGCGCACGTCTGCCGTTCATTTTCATGTAAGGGGGCCGAATGGCGTTCATGTTCGATGTCAAGTCGGCCCTTTTCGCTGCACTACAGGCGAACGTTCCGGCCGGTACTCAGGTCACCTACGCGGAGACTGGCAAGGCTGACCGCCGGAACCAAATCTTCCTGGGCAACGCGACGGACGACGATAACGAAGTTGCGGGCATGCGGAAGGGTCCGCGCAAGCCGACGAACGTCTCAGGCACGATCGAGGTTCACGCCGTGGTGGTCACACCGGGCAAGCCGATCGACGCTGAGCGGGCCGTGTACGGGCTCCGCGATTTAATCGCCGACGCGTGCGACAGCATCGACCGGGCCAGCGTGGCGGGTCTGCAAGACATTCGCCCGGAGTCCTCTTCCGTGGACACAGCGGAAACCACTGACGGCGCTTACTCGGCGCTTACCGTTCGCGTGCATGTGCGCGGGCGGATCACCTAGACGAAGGGGGCTAGCGAATGTCGCTTGACGCTTCTATCGGTATTGGCGTTGAGAGCGCGTACGGTACCGCTGCAACTACGACTAAGGGTTACGAGGGTCACGCGGACTCTTGGAAGACTACCCGCGATTTCATCGAATCCGTGGGCTTCCGTAAGGGGCTACAGACTGCCCGTGCGGACCGCCGGAATATCGTCAACATGGGCGGTGACGGAGAACTTGAGGTAGACCTTCTAGACGC